GATTGTTGAGTTAGTATAAATATCAACTCATAAGCAATGCTTATCGGTCAACCTCTTGACTTTTGTGAGGTCATGCCCTATATTAGGTATATGGAAAAAAACCCCACAATGATTAACCTCGAAGTTAAAGGTACTCTTGCTCGACTGCTAGCGACTGAGAATTTGAATATTGAGCATCGTGCTGTGGACACGGCATACTTTGATATTGAAAACCGTATTCTCTGTCTTCCTATTTGGAAAGATGTTAGTGTTAGCGTGTATGACATGCTTGTTGGGCATGAGGTTGGTCATGCTCTATATACACCTATAGATTATGGTACATTGCAAGAAGAGTTGCCACAGGACGTTCTTAACGTGCTGGAGGACGTTCGAGTTGAGAAGATGATGAAGCGTCAATATCCTGGATTGTCTAAGTCTTTTTATATGGGTTATACTGAACTAGATCGTAAAAACTTTTTTGACCTAGAAGGTAAAGATATTTCTAAAATGTCTCTGCTTGATCGCATCAATATTCATTTTAAGATTGGCGTGATTGGCAATCGTACTATCGTTAATTTTGAACGAGATGAAATTCAGTTCGTCAATCGTGCTGCCGATACTGAAACCTTTGAAGATGTGGTTCAACTAGGTAAAGATCTAGTTGAATTTTTACAATTGAAACAGGAACAGAAACAAACTGAACAAGATCAATCTCAAAATCAACCAGATACTACTCAAGACGGGAGTAATACTACTCAAAACGGGAGTAATACTACTCAAGATGAGGGTGATACTACTGAGGGGCAGAGTCAAGGGCAGAGTGAATCTGAATCTAGTACCTCATCAGTTTCCAAAAGATCTAATACTCAAAATGTAGATGAAACTATTTCAGAAACCTCTCGTGCTCTGACTGAGAATCAGAAGCAATTGGTTGATACTAAAGCAAAAAATTATACGTATTTAAATATTCCCCAACTTAACTTACAAAATGTAATTGTATCTTATAAGGTTCTAAAACCGACCTTTGATACATTTATGGAAAGTAATATGGAACATAATCCAGACACTCACACTCTTCTACTTGGTGAGTATCAAAAATATAAAAAAAATAGTATCAAAACTGTAAACTACTTAGTAAAAGAGTTTGAATGTAAGAAATCTGCAGATCAATATTCTCGTTCTACTACTGCTAAAACTGGAGTTATTGATACTCAAAAAATTCATTCCTACAAATATAATGATGATGTATTTAAAAAAGTAACTAACATCCCAGCTGGCAAAAATCATGGACTAGTATTTTATCTAGATTGGTCTGGATCGATGGCATCTATAATGTCAAATACAATTAAACAATTATACGATTTGGTTTGGTTTTGTAAGAAGGTTAATATCCCGTTTCGAGTATATGCATTCTCCGATTGTTCTAATAACGTATATAATTTTCCTGGAGCACCGACATTAAATAAGGAAAAGGATCTGTATATTTCAGACTCTTTTAGATTGTATGAATTAATATCATCTAAAATGAATGCACGAATTTTAGATGATGCACTAGAATCTTTATATGTAAATTGTGACGGATATACTAGGTTTCGTCATGATTGTAATATGCATATTCCCTTATCAGGTACTCCTCTAATTGAAACTATTTTATCAACACCGCAGGTTGTTCAGAAATTTAAAACAGAAGAGCAAATTCAAAAAGTAAATGTAGTTTATCTTACTGATGGTGAATCAAATCAACCATATCATAATACTTTTAATAAACGAATGAATAGTATTATTTCACAACCAATTCATTCTCAGGTTAGTATTCTTCGAGATCCTAAGACTAGATATTCATGTAGAATTGAAACTTATGGGAATCAGTTGACAAATCACTTTGTCAAGTTTATCTCAAACATAGTAGATTATAATTTACTTGGATTTCGTCTTTGTAGTAAAGCAGAACTTCGTTCTCAATGTAATTGGGCAAAAGTAGATGTAAATAAACAAGAATCAATGTGGGAAAAAAATAAATGTGCAGTTATCCCTAACTGTGGATTTAATGAACTTTACCTTATGCCTACTCCTAAAAATATTTTTAGTTACTGGGATCCTAAAACACAGGAAACCGATGATCTAGAGGTAAAAGATAGTTCTTCCAAATCTCAACTTACTACTGCATTTAAAAAACATATGAAAAATAAAACAATCAATAAGATAATCTTATCTAAATTTGTCGGGCAAATCGCTTGACACCACCCCTCTAATGCCCTATACTACTAAAGTAATCAACCAATCCTCATGGCAAACACCGTGGAATTTTCAATCCTGCAACAACGTTTTGGTAACACTATCACTAGTGTACAATTGAAAGAATATGCTCATGAAGTTGGTCTATCATACCAAACGCTTACTAATAAACTAAAAAACTATAAGACAGGTCGAGGAACATGGGTTTTTCAAGAGGAAGTAACTAAATTGGATAATATTTACGCAAATGTACCCGAACGGGAAGAATCGTCCTTTGTACCTATCAAAGACCCCACTTTCGTCCCGTTCGGGAATTTTTCTGACCTGAAGAAAGTCATTCAGTCCAAACAATTCTATCCTGTGTTTATCACTGGTCTGTCTGGCAACGGAAAAACTTTTAGTGTAGAACAATCGTGTGCTCAATTGAATCGTGAATTGATTCGAGTCAATATTACTATCGAGACTGACGAGGATGATTTGATTGGTGGATTTCGTCTTGTAGACGGTAATACTGTTTGGCATAATGGTCCTGTCGTAGAAGCACTTGAACGTGGTGCTGTGCTGCTTCTAGATGAGGTTGACCTTGCTAGTAATAAGATCATGTGTCTTCAGTCCGTCCTAGAGGGTAAGGGAGTCTTTCTGAAGAAAGTTGGGCGATATGTTCATCCTGGTTTGGGATTTACTGTAATTGCTACAGCTAATACTAAAGGTAAAGGATCTGATGATGGTCGTTTTATTGGAACTAATGTTCTCAATGAAGCATTTCTAGAAAGATTTCCAATCACCTTTGAGCAGGAATATCCTAGTGATAAAATTGAAGTCAAAATTGTCTCTGCTGCTATGAATGATCAAGATCTTGACTTTGCTGAGAAACTTGTTCGTTGGGCACAAGTGATCCGTAAGACCTTCTATGATGGTGGTGTGGATGAACTTATCTCCACTCGAAGGTTAGTTCATATTGCTAATGCATATAAGATATTTGGTAAGCGTGAAAAGGCAATTCAAGTTTGTGTAAACCGTTTTGATACTGATACAAAACAATCATTCTTAGAACTCTATTCTAAGGTTGATGATAAAATTGATGCCTCTGTTGACGAACAAGCATCTATCTGATATACTAAGGGGAGGTTATTTCTCCCCTATTCTTATTTAATAATTAACTATGCAATGGAAATACAATGAGGATAAAATCCTCAAAGATATTGAAGATTATGTATCTACCACATATAGTAGTCACTACTGTGGACACAATGATGCTTATCGAGAAATTCAAACAATTGATCTGATGGCAGCAAAGGATCTAGCACCAGATTTCTGTCAGGCAAATATCCTTAAGTATGGTAGTCGCTACGGTGATAAGGATGGTCATAACAAACGTGATTTGCTTAAAGTCATTCACTATGCTATGCTATTACTTCACTTCGATAAACATTACAGTCGAATTGACAATGGTCTTATGGAATTTAAATTATGAGTATTTTAGTTAGTACACCTACGATTGATGCATTGAAAAATTTTCTTTCAATTAATAAATCAATCAATATTAAACCTGGTAATATTCTTTCTACACTTTCAGTGAATAAGAATATTATGGCTAAGTTTGAGATTGCTGAAGAGTTTCCTAGAGAAGTTTCCATCTATGATCTTTCTGTCTTTATTGGTGCTTTGGGTCTTTGTCCAAGTCCAGAATTAGATTTTAGTAATGATAGATGTTTGATTATTAAGGACTCTACTACAAAATCAAAAAGTAAAATCTATTACTCTGATGCTGATCTAATTGTAAGTGCTCCTGATAATGAGTTTGTCCTTCCTTCTGCTGATGTAGAATTTGAGTTGCCTTGGGAAAATCTTTCTCGTTTGCAACGTGCTGCATCTACTTATGGAGTACAAGATCTTTGCTTATATGGTATTGATGGAGCTATGAGTATGTGTGTTACCGATAAGAAGAATGATACTTCTAATGTATATTCTATTGAACTAGGACCAACTGATACTGAATTCTGTTTTTGTTTTAAAATGGAAAATTTAAAATTGATGCAGAATCAAACATATCAAGTATCAATACATTCTGGGAAAGTTGCCCTATTTAAATCAGTATCATGTAATTTGAAGTATTGGATCGCTCTGGAACCAGACTTAACTAAGTGATAAACTAAATTGTGGATGATTTATTATGAAAGACCATTTTCTTTGGGTTGAAAAGTATCGTCCTCGTAAGATTGATGAATGTATTCTTCCACTAAATATAAAAAAAACTTTTACTGAGTTTGTTGATAAAGGAGAGATTCCTAATCTTCTTCTTTCTGGACCTCCTGGTATTGGAAAAACAACTGTGGCAAAAGCTATATGCGAACAATTAGGAGTAGATTATTATGTCATTAATGGATCTGATGAGGGAAGATTCCTGGACACAGTACGAAACCAGGCAAAGAACTTTGCTTCGACCTTATCACTTCAAGCAACTGGCAAACACAAAGTCATCATCATTGATGAAGCAGATAACACAACCCAGGATGTACAACTCCTTCTACGGGCGAATATTGAGACATTTTATAGCAACTGCCGATTTATCTTTACCTGCAACTTCAAAAATAAAATCATTGAACCACTTCACTCCAGATGTGCTTGCATTGACTTTACAATTCCAGGAAAAGAAAAACCAACAATCGCGTCTGAATTCTTTAATCGAGTACGGGAAGTTCTATCTCAGGAAAGTATTGAGTATGAAGATAGGGTTGTTGCCGAAGTAATCAATAAACATTTTCCAGATTGGCGTAGAACTCTTAATGAGTTGCAACGTTATTCGTCTAGTGGTAAAATTGATAGCGGTATTCTTGCTCAAGTATCTGATGTAAGAATTAATGATCTCATCAAACATTTATCCAGTAAAAATTTTACTGAAGTTCGAAAGTGGGTAGTATCAAACTTGGATAATGATCCAAGTCTTATTTTACGTAGAGTATATGATACTTGCTATGATTGTCTTGCCCCACAATCCATTCCAGCTGCAATTCTTATAATTGCAAAGTATCAATATCAAAGTGCCTTTGTTGCTGATCAAGAAATTAATCTTCTTGCTGCCTTAACCGAAATCATGTGTGAGTGTAATTTTAAATGACTATTAAATTGATCCGAATGTCCTCTGGTGAGGATGTAATTGCTACTGTTCTTGAAGAAGTAGAAGATGCCATCCGAATTTCAAATGCTCTTGTGGTTATTCCTACTGGAAACAAACAACTTGGATTTGCTCCATGGTCTCCAGTTATGAGTTCTAATGTTGAATATATTGAAGTGTTTAAGCAATTTATTGTTTATGTGAGTGAACCAAATGAAAACGTTATTGAAAATTACAATTCAATTTTCAATAAAGTGATTGTGCCAGAAAAGAAACTAATTCTATGAAGACATTAAAACTTTTTCCGACAATTATTCATAAATTTGAAAATCCGTATCCTGAAACAGAAAAAGTTATTTCTTTAATAGAAAAACAAAATCCAGTTCAAAGGAGTGGTAATTGGGATGAGATGAAAATTAAAACTACTGATGGAACTCTTCATCTTATACCCGAGTTTAAATTTTTAATTGAATGGTTTAAGAAATGTTTGAATGAATATAAAGAGTATTATGAATTAGATTGTGATGCCTTAGATATTTCTGTATGTTGGGGAAACAAATCTGATGTTGGTAAAAATGCAGCACATCATATTCACACACATACTTTTTCTTATATAAGTGCTGTGTATTATATTACCGAAGGATCCCCCACAGTTTTTATGGATACCCTCTATAGTAAAGCAACAGAACAACTTGAAATTTTATGGAAGAAAAATCGTGAAATTGAAAAAGAAATTTATCCAGAACCAGGAAGTTTGATATTATTTCCAAGTTGGATTCCACATCTTTCTAGACCTCACATTGGACTTAAGCCTAGATATACTATAAGTTTTAATGTTCTTCCTGTAGGTAATATTAACTCTGGTATGTATGGATTTCCCATGGCAAATATTACACTGAATCATTATGAAAAAAAAGACTCTTACTAAACTTATACAAGGTCCACTAAGATTTCATCATCAAGATATTCATGAAGAACTTGATGATATAAAAACAGATATTAAAGTAATTAAAACAGTCCTTATACAGATTTTATATAATGAAAAATTTGAAAACACCTCTTCGCTACCCAGGCGGGAAGAGTCGAGCAACGAAATTTCTTCTTCCGAAGTTTCCTAAAAATTTTACTGAATATCGTGAACCTTTCTTAGGCGGTGGTAGCGTTGCTATCGCAGTTGCTAAAGAGTACCCAGATATTCCTGTATGGGTGAATGATCTTTATAATCCTTTGTATACTTTTTGGTGTGTTCTTAGAGATCATTCGGAAGAATTGCATCTCATATTGAGAGGATGTAAAGAAAGTCTTGGGGAAGTACCTATTAGAGATAATGAGGGAAATTGCGATCCTGTAGAATTGCAAGCGTACTATGATAGAGGTCGAATTCTTTTCATGCAAATGAAAACTGAACTCAATCATCCAGAAACGTATGATATTTATAGGGCAGCTGCGTTCTACATTATTAATAAATGTAGTTTTTCTGGTCTTACTGAATCGTCTTCGTTCTCAGGGCAAGCTAGTGTTAGTAACTTTTCTATGCGGGGTATTGATAATCTTCTTAGATATTCTGAATTAATTCAAGATTGGAAAATTACCAATGACTCATATGAAAGTATGTTAGATGCAACGCCAGAAACATTTATTTACTTAGATCCTCCTTATGATATCAAAGACAATTTGTATGGTAAGATGGGTGAGATGCATAAGAAGTTTGATCATGATCTTTTTGCTAGTAGTGTTGACTCCTGTTCATCTTCTTGTTTAGTCAGTTATAACTCTTCTTTGTGTGTTCGTGATCGTTTCATTGGAAACTGGGGAGCAACAACTTACGAACTAACATACACTATGCGTTCTGTTGGTGAGTATATGAATGATCAAAAAGACCGTGCTGAATTGTTGCTATTTAATTATGACGTATGAACTAAAGCATTATCTAAACTCTATTAATTACGATAAAGTTAATCTGATGGATCGAGATGAAGAAGCAATCAAATCATATCCTCCTTATATTATTAATAGGTGTCTCTCAAGTTTTATGGACACTATTCTGTATTCAAATG